TCAACAGCCTTCACCCCATGCGGTCCCTTCAACTTCCCCGCCTTCCTGGCGGCACGCAAAGCGAACAGGTCCCCGTTCGCCAGCAGCTCGTCTGCCATCCTGCGCTGACCATCCAGGTCTTCCCGCCCCGCCACCGCATCTACATCGATCAGCGCCTGCAGCCAGTCGTTCGCATCCTCCCCCTGCTTTTCATCTAGCGGGAACCGTAGCACCCAGCACTCCGGCCCGATCTCCACCCCCAGCCGGTCCGCCGCTTTCTGCCCTTCCTTGCCGTTATCCATCCCCAAGAACACCGTCTCATGCTTTTGCAGATGTTTGATCAACCCCTCATCTGCCCCCGTCCCTACCAGGCACACCGCCGGGATATCCCACTGCCCCCACGTCACCCCATCCGCCGGACCCTCGCACACCACCACCCGCCTTGCCTTCGAGAAATACGCTTCGTTGAAATAAACCCGCCGCTCTCCCACCAGCGCCCTCGGCAAGTTCCACGTCTTATAACTCCCCGACTTCCCCCGAAGCTCCCCGGCTCCCTTGCTCCCTTTCTCCCCAGCCCACTCCAAATTCCGACACGAAAAATAAACCACCTTCCCCCTTGTAATATGCGGATAAACCAGCCTCGGGAAATCCAGCATCCCCCAGATCCTGCCCTTCTCCAACCAATTGGCGTGGCTGCTCAGATCTGCCTCCCAGTTGTTTGCCCAATCCTCGAGCCTTTTCCTGCCCCCTTGCAGCCCAAGGATGGCCACCGCCGCCGGACAATCCGGGTCATGGCCATACATCCGCAGATCCCCCCGCAGGTCGTTCTTCAGCTCGTCGATACTCTTCCCCTCGCTGGTAGGCCCCGGCGCAAAACCCAGCCGTGCCCGTCTAATCGTCTCGTCGGTCCAGCCCCGCCCCCGGGCATAGTCCATAGCTGCAGCAGAAGACGCCAGTTGCGCACCTAACCACTTGGCCACCACATCGAACAGCGCCACCTGTTCCCGGAAGGCCCTGGCCTCTGGGCTCGGCGGCCTGTCCAACTCCCTCGGCATCGGCACCCCATACTCCGCCGCCAGGTACTTCACCGCCTCCCAGAACTCCATCTTCCGGTACGTCTCCAGCCAATCGAACACATCCCCATACGCTTCCCCCTTTTTGCCGTGATTCCCGCCCTTATCCCACCAGGTGAACGTCTGTCGGTACACATCCACCATCAAACTGTCCCCAGGGCCGCCGCTCTTCTTGTGCATCCCGTATTGGTACTTCCCCCGGCGTTGCTCCTGCATAGAGAACCCCGCCTTCTCAATCTCCTGCACCAGATCCGCCTTCTGTTTCAACTCGTCAATGAACTGCTCAAATGTGTTATCCATGTCTCATCCTTGTTCCCATGATCCCAGTTGACTATCTATACAAATATGGCAGGGGGCAACTCATATTCGAACCCATGTTTCTTCCACAAATGCAAAACCTGAGCGTGACTGATATAGGCATCCTTCTTGGGTAGAAACTGAACTACAGTTTCATCATCGCCAAAAAACAAATCCTTGACATATTTCATCTCATCCCAACTTGGTAATCTTTCCTTACCCGTTATTGAAACACTTACATGATCCCACCCACCCCCATCAGAAGCAATTACAATTAGTTGATTACCACTCGGAGTCATTATCATGAAGGCGCCATTGAAACCATCGCCATAATTCGACGCCAAAGGACCATATTTACACCTACAATTCTCTAGTGATGAAGGCATTATCTTTCTCATAAACTTATCCTTTTCAAGAACGTTTCTACAAAACTGCTCAGAATTCTGGGGGCTCTAAATATAGGGGCAGCCCAAAACCCAGCGACCTCGACCCCACCCCCCACCCCTGCGTCTTATACGCAGTAAAATTATTACGATAACACCATAGTTTCCACACACAGGCACCGTCAAAACCTTCGCGTACAGCGTATAACCGTATACTTATCCGCAATACCGAAACAACTAAGATCTGCCTTTTCTGTACACTCGCTGCCCACGCAAGCCTGAGCTATGAAAAGGTGAGCTTCACGATTCTTACTACTACTGTATTCAAACAAAAACATCATCCCCCCCACTGACCTGCTCACTCAGTGCGCAAGCTCGCAACCTGGTCAACCTAGCTAATACCCTACGACGATAGCGACCAGCCACCCGGGCCCGATCAAACTGCTTTCTGCTGACCCTCAATGGAAAGCCCGGCCCTCCCTCCTCCAGCACAGCCTTCCACCACACACGTCGACCGTTCCGATAGCGCACATAATCTTCATGCGGTCTGGAAGCAGTGATCATAGCTACTCGCTCTCTCCATCCACCCACCGATCCAACTGACCTGCATCCCACACAGCTTTGAATTGAACATGCGCTTCATTGATAAATGTCTTGACCTGGTTGATCTCTTGCAGCGCTGGACCAAGTAAACCCGCAAGTGCAGAATCACGCCCAATAGCTTGGACCAAGCGCACCTGAGTTCGTGTCTCCAGTACACGCTCAGCCGTGGCCAGATCGATCAGAGCCAACTCCACGGCCTCACGCCGATCCTCAGCTATTCTTGGTAATCTACCTCGCATCATCCTGACCCTCAATCAATGCCTGCTCACGCTCTTCCGCTTCCTTCTTCATACGCGCCAGATCCAGCACCCAATCAACGGCATAAACCAGGCACGTGGTCAATCCCCCTGCCAGGATCACGGACCACAGTCCCAAAACTGCCTCTGAGTTGCCCCAGGTTAGGAACAACCATGTCAGAGGGCCCGCCAACGTCAGCACTCCCAGCACATACGCTATCAGCCTGGGGGGTAAGTTCTTCCCGTTCAACCAAGGCAGCTTCCTCCACGGAAACCAGTGCTCCACCGCTATCAATAATGCTGTCAATATGATCGCCATCCATAACTGCATTTCTCATCTCCCTACGGATAAATCCGGCCACTGTGGTGATACCTCTCTGCCAATACTCGAAACGTTCATATGGCATATCGATATTGGTGATTTCAAAATCACACTCCACAGCGGCCTGAAAACCAAATCAATAGTAGTAAGAGAATCATGTTCACTTGATCACTTACTACAAACTCTCGACCAGCTCCTCATAATCCGCCCACCCTGCCTGAGCGTAACGAAACGTTGTGCGAATATCGCTATGGCCAGCCAGTTTCTGGATCCAATTGATCGGATGCCTGGCGTCCACCAACCTCTTTACAAATGTATGCCTCAAGGCATGCGGCGTGAGATCTTCGATCTCCAGTACACGCCTCACATCCTGGAAATACATTTGCACTGCCCGCTGGCCCAGGGCTTCCATCTTCTTTCCAAAAAACAACGGCACTTGCTCGCTGTGATGCTTTTCCCGCCATTCCAACCAGGCGCTCAGCGCTCGCCTGGCCTTCTTACTCAGTGGGATCTCTCTATGCTTACCCCCTTTTCCGTCTCGCACGATCACCCTGCCCTTACGATCGGAGATCTCCAGATCCCCCGGATCCAATGAGCATACTTCCTCCACTCTTAGCCCGGCGTACAACATCAACGCTCCGATCGATCGATACATCAAAGACGTGCGCTCCTGATACACCGTGCTTGCCGCATTGACCTGCTGATCGAAGTCCCGTACCAGCCGTCGATACTCACCTTCATCCAACCAACGCGGCGGCAACTCCACCACTTCTTTCTCGTCGACGCTATCCATAGGATCATTCTTCAGATATCCTTGAACGATGGCCCATTGAGTGAAGACAACCAGAGAAGCGCGCCGTCGGTTCCAGGTTGACGGAGCCACCTGCTCCCGTTCGAGCTGGTCCCGTCTGAAGTCATGGCAATCCACACCCGTCACCCGCTCCGGGCGCAGCTCCTCCGCATTGACCCGCTCGAACCAGGCTCCAAACTGCCTCAGGTCGCATAAATACGCCTCCACGGTCTTCGAAGACCGTCCCTCTTTCAAATACTTCGCATACTCTTCCAACCAGCTCCCCATGTTCCACCTCCTAAACGTTGGCTTCACTTGCGCTGACGCTTTTTCAGCGTCTAGTCCAAGCGGCAGTTCAAAGAGAAAGGGCATAAATTGCACATCCCGCAATGAACAGGAAGATAAAAGAGTTGCCAACCCATCTTGGTAGGATACTGTCAATCCATACGAATATCAGCACACCCAATGGGACACCAATTATCATTCCGAGATAAAACATAGTAGCCCTTTCTTATTGAGCACACTCTGTGCGTTTATTATCCAAAATTTCAAGGGGGAGACTGCCTGCTCCAGCCTCCCCCGTCGAGACGAGCACCAAATAGGGGGCGCTTCCCGAACCCCGTGCTCCGGGCTCCCGACAAACCCCAAATTTCACGCCAACTCCTTCATCTGACCGTTGCCTTCTGCAATTACTTTTTCTTTCCAACTTTCTGCCGTCTTTTTATGCACTCCAGCCATAGAAATAATCTCATCAACAGAGAGAGATTTTATTTGTGCCTTATCAGCCCTGGAAAGTCTCGTCCAATGATTAGGAAACTTTCTGGAAACTTTCTGCGTCGGCGTGGAAACATTCTCGGAATTTTCCCCGCTGCTTTCTTCTTTTATTCGCACAATCTGATTCCCAACCGACACACCGCCAATCAATAAATAAGGCGCAATATTTACCAGGAATGACCACCCGAACAACATCGGACCATCCCCCATCACGCTTTCCAGGGAACTATGCGTCACTCGGCTAACCGTGAAGGGCACCAGGATCAACACACCAGTTCCAATCAGCGAGAACACAAATACCGTCAGCACCCGGAACTTGAACGACCACCTTCTGCCGCTGGCGGGCATCTTACGCCGCCATCCGTCGAACAAATACGCCCCGCCAAACACATCCAGGATCCCCATGCCCAAACCAGAGATCCCCATCGCCACAGTGATCACATCAGAGAGCCAGCCTGTGATCTCACCTACATCGCTGGCAATGAACGCTGCAGCATAGCGCACTACAGTAACCACCGCCGCCGACCAGATCAACATCGTCGAATAATCCCGGCCTTTAGTACGTTTTTTCATAGTTCACTCCTTTGAACAATCCCCTCCCCCTCCGCATGAATTGGCCTAAAACTACGTGTGCACGTCCATACATGCCCATACACACACTATCCATACCGCTCCGCCAAGTAACGCAACACAGGAACTCCCTGGCTTGTTACCAAAATCGGAGAATTTATGGCATCAGTTTGCCGCTCTAAGATTTGGTATTTGAACCAAAATTCCAGGAACGTGTCGTAACTTCGGGGATTTCCGTTGTCGGCACCTCGGGTATATTCGAAATATCTATCTCCCCCCGTCCAGGCATTGATCCCCAAATTATCGCCCTTCACAGCAGCCTTGCACCATTCCACCAACACCTTCACTGGTACCGGATACTTATACCGGTAGACCGAATTTTCGTGCTTGATCTCAATATGCACAATCTCATCGTTAGCACCCATCTCAGAAACCGCTGGCCTACTGATATTAGGCTCTTGAGATATCCCACGATCGGGGGCGTTCTCCTCCTGCATAAGCAGGATCACATAGTAAACACCATAGGTAGCGAGAATTGTGATTGGGATCAGAAATGCGATACAAATCCATCGCAATAAATCCCGGCTCAGGGCTAACATGGCGGCTTTGTGCTCCCTTTCGATCTCGCCCGCTTCGATGGTCATTTGCATCAGTGCCGCATAATCAGGCGTCGCACTGGGGGCATTCATAGGCTTTGGAGTCTTGGCTGATTTAGTTTTTGTGGGAACAATAGGTATAGGCGTCTTTGATGGATCTATTTCAGTAGGCATGGGCGTGCTGGTGGGGTCTATCGTTTCACTTGGCTTTATTGTAGGCACCTGTGAGTGAGTCGCACTGGGCTGCATTGTGTTGGTGATCACTGACGTCGCTGTTGGTGATGCAACTACACTCGCCGTCTCTCCTTGTGCTTCAGCCCCTCTGCTCCACTCCGGCAGCTTCAAACCCACAAAAACCAGCACAACCACTCCCACAAACACAGGCAGATACACTCGCAGCAATAGCTTTTTCAATATATGTTTTCCAAGGTTCATCAAAGCACCAGTTTTCCTAGCGGGATATCGGATGGAACATCGGCCCCGGCCGCAATTTGCGCCGCATGGCTCTCTTCATACGATGATGGACTAGGGGATGTTTTGCTTTCCGCCACCTGTGTCATTACATCCAGCTCCGCTTGAGTATAGTGAGATAGTGCGCCGTGTTTACGACTCCAGGTCTGTCTGAATTCTTCTAAACTATGCTCGACACCGCTGCCACCTGAAATCATGATCACTCGTGTCATAATTCTCTCCCTTTATCAATCTCTCCCTAACGGGGACAGTTTATATTCCACATACGGAAAGGCATGCTCATCACAGAAGTGGAAAACAAACACATCCACAGGAGATAGCTGGAACTTGTTATCGTCACGCGCCGAGACCTCGATCGTCAGCCGCTTTGTCGCCTTCTCAGGGCATACGTGGCACACCGGATCCGGCTGTGCTTCTCCCACCCTCAGCTTCTCCAAATCGACTTGTCTTTGATCCTGATCTAGAATTAGTATCGTCATCCCAACCATGCCTCCATTCGAGAAAATCCCAAACTCCACTCTCTCATGCTATTCTTTGGTCATGAAAAGGAAATGTCGTGACCCGCCGACTCGGCATAATTCACCATTGACAATTCACAATTCTCAAACCCCCACCGGGATCTCTTCAAATTTCAACACCCCCGCCTCGAACACCTCTGGCAATTTCGCCCTCAGGCAATCCTGTGCAAACTTACCCCGCCAGTCGCTTGTTCCTGCATAGCGTGCCACCAGCTTCAATAGTAAGTCCGTGTCAGGGTCCCACTTATCGTTTTCCCATGACACGATCGTAGATCTGGAAATGCTCGTATTTGCCAGACCTTCCACAAGCATCTCGCCAAACTCTTCCTGGCTCACTAAGCGGTGAAAATTGGCGCCTAATTGATAACGGTATTTCTTGACTATTGCCCAACACTTGTCTTGATTATCCATCTTCTCTCCTGCAGTAACGGTATTCATAAGTTTCTCTTCTTACCCACAAAACAAACTGATTATCTTCAATCCGCACTGCTGTTATGCATCTTTTGTGAGACGAAAGCACTTGTCTAGCCTTTTGACATAAATCCAAATCATGAAAATAGAATCTGATAATAATATAGCATACATGTAATGAAATGTCAACCTGTATATACATTTATGTCATGATGCTATACAATATGATTGTGATGAGCACCCCACATAGTATTGATTATAAATATCTATTCGAAGAGGCATTCAGGAGATGGCGAATACTGCAACTCTCTAACAAGTATGCTGATAACCCCGCACTTTCCCTAGATGCTTTCGCAGATTACCTTAGTTTTAGTCAATCTGCCATCAGTCAATGGATGTCTGGTAACCGTACTCCTTCCAATAGGAGTTTAGAAGCCGTACTCCCTGGATTGATATCTCTATTTGGCAATGATCCGATCATAGATGATCTTTATGAAGCTATTGGTATCGAACCCCCCGATCCTCTTCTATTAGAAATCACCCGCCATTGGAGCGAAATCAATGAAGAATCAAAATACCAAATCGCCCAAATAATTGCCCCATATGCCTCTGAAAGGAAACGCCGGGGGGATACAGATGAACTACGACCAGCGACTGCTGACCAGACTCCATAAAAACTGGTCTCAATTACCTCTCTACCAGCGCGGTAAAATTACTTACATCTACTTGTGCAATCGCCTGGCGCTCCCCATGCCCATGGGATTCGCCTATAAAACCGCCCTGCTCGCCTTCATCCTGCTCATCGTCCTCCCTTCCCAACCTTCAACCATCCTCCTCGCCTTTGGCGGCGCTTTATCAATTAGTTTATTTTTCCAAACCTAAGAAAGGGGTTCACCATGAAAAAGTGCCCATTTTGTGCAGAAGAAATTCAAGATGCTGCCATTGTCTGCAAACATTGTGGAACCAACCTGCAAGAAGCTACAAAACAAAGGAAGAAAAAAAAGGAGAGCACAAATCGCAGGACCTGCATCGTTGTTCTGGTAGTCATCATCGGTATACTATGCGTAATCGCCTTTGTGACCAGCTCTCTAGGTGGTGGGGATTCCACTTACCGCCCTCGTTCAACTCCTGTTACCTATGATGTAAATTACAGAGTTACAGGCAGCGCATCCTACGCCGATATGACATACAATAACGCTGACGATGGAACTGAGCAATTAGACAACGTCAGGCTTCCTTGGAATCAAAGATTCAACATGCAATATGGACAGTTTATGTATATCTCCGCCCAAAACCAAAGCGAATCAGGTAGCGTAACTTGTGAGATATTGGTGAACAACAAAGTCGTCAAGAAATCAACATCATCCGGAGCTTATGTTATCGCAACCTGCAGCGGAAGAGTAGGATCCGACGACTAACCCCTACTCCCTAACTCCTAATCCCTTCTATTTGTATTGAGCTCTGTCGAAGTATCCGTGTCCAATAACAACACTCCCTTCTCTCCCGGCGACCACATCTTTGCCTATTTACGTGACTCCGGCCACGAAAAACAAGAAGAATCCGTCCCCCAGCAAGAACGCTACCTCAAAGAATGGTCTCTCCAAACCGGCATCACCATCACCCGCTACTTCAAAGATGAAGCCAAAAAGGGCTCAGCCACAGTAAACCGTGATGCCCTCCACGAGCTGATGAATGAATTTCGTCATGGCTGCAAGGAGAAGGGAGTCATCGTCTGGAAATACAACCGCTTCGCCCGCGATATCGATGACGCGCCCTACTACCGCGGTGAGATCCGCCACCTGGGGTACGAATTCGGCTCCTTACACGATCAGGTCCCCGAAGGCCCCATGCGCGGCGTCTTCGAAGCCCTCATCGACTACTCCGATCAACAGCACCTCATCAACCTCTCCATCGATGTCAAACGCGGCCTTAGAGATCTCGTCAAGCACCATGGCTGCGTCCCCGGCGTTCCACCGCGCGGCATCATGCGTGAAAAAGTGGTTATAGGGCAGCGCCGGGATGGGGCACCCCACATAGCCCACCGCTGGATCCCTGATCCCGAGAAAGCTCCCCTGGTCCGCAAAGCCTTCGAAATGCGCGCCGATGGCGCTTCCCTTGGCCAGATCCACAAAGCCACCCACCTTTACGGATCCATCAACTCCTACACCGATTTCTGGCCCCGCACCATCTACTTCGGCACGCTCACCTTCGCCGACCTGGTCATCGAAAACTATTGTGACCCGATCATCGATAAAGAGCTATGGGAAAAAGTCCAGCGCATCCAGACCAAATTTCGCCATAAGCGCAACCTCAGCGCAGACAGTTTAGACCAACCTCGAAGAAGGAACTCCCGTTTTCTACTTTCTGGGTTGGCTCGCTGCGCCCGGTGTGGATCCCCCCTCTATGGCCACACCACCAAAAAACCAAGTGGCTATCGTTTGGACTCATACTACTGCACCCGCGCTTATCGTAAACGAGACTGCACCAAACACCGCATCCCCCGCAAGCACTTCGAAAAGGCCGTCATCAGCACCCTCAAAGATCACATCCTCCAATCAGAAAACTTGGCAGCAATCGCAACGGAACTCCAAAGCGATCAGGTAGGCAGCCTGGCCGAGCAAGAGCGTGCCATGGCCGAGCTAAATCAACAAATCGGAGTCATTCGTCGTCAGATCACCAATGTCACCAACGCCATCGCCGAAACTGGCCACTCCACTTCCCTGCTCAATCGCCTCTCAGATCTCGAAGCCCAGGAAACCGAACTCGTCCTCCAGCGCGCAGATCTTCAGCGCAATGCCGAACTTCCAGTCCCTACGCTGACTATCGAAGAGATCCAAGCAACCCTGATCGCCTTCGAAGACATCTTCGAGCGTGAAGATAACCATACCAAACGTCAGCTGCTCAGCGATTTTCTCGAAAGCGTCCACGTCGACCGCGACGGCAAAAAACTCTTCGGCACCATCACCTACTACTACCCGCCCCCTGACTTAAATGAAAAAGCCCCCTCTGGTGAAGGGGCTGGCCTTGGGGTGCCTTTGAACAGGCGGTCCCGACGGGACTCCTTTCGTAAGCAACCTTTGCCATACCCCTTCTCAATTCTCACTATTTAATTCTCAGAATTCTAGTTGATGTGACAGATCCGTCACACACAAAACAAACAGTCGATCACTATTCCGAGCCCACGAAAAGACGAATATCTCCGCCGTACTGGCGCGTAGTGACGGCCGAATCCTCGTAAAATTTCACGAGGTTATCCATAGCCTGATTGACGGCCGCCGCAATCTTGGCATAAGTATAGCCCAAAGCGGCGACATCGGCCGATACGCCAGCATCATCCAGAGCTAGGTCTTGGCCCGTCGAGAATTCCTCGTCGAACAGATTCCCAAGATGTTTTGCCCCTGCATATAATTCTTGTAGGTCATCACACCAGCTTTCCAGGTCGTCTATAAAATTTTCCTGCGGTGGTTTAAAAGCCATGATATTTTACTCCTTCTTTATATTATGCCATCGTGGAGCACTTTAAAGGTGACATCCCCAACGGTTAATAAAACGTGCTGATTTCCTGATCCGGCACTACCACTCCCGCCTGTTTCACCTTCGGAGACACAAACGTTTTTGCCGTTGATCGTCGCCTCTCCAGTTGGAAGTATTTTCAAAGCAGAAAAGGAAGGCGCGTCTCCATCCCTGCCATCGTTTAGCTTGATCTCAACCTTACCCCTTTCGTCTTTGCGCTTGCCCGAATGGGCGAATTCGAGATAACCGAGAACGGATCCATCACCGTCCGATTGCTTGCCCCTGGCGATAAGGCGGCTCTCTCGCCCGCCTTCGTCGTTTTCGCGCTTGCTGTTGTGCAGGGTCAAATACGGCTCGGCATCCGTTAGCTCTAGGAGAGTACTTGGGCTTTCCTCACCGATACCTGCCTTTCCGCCCGTTTCGAATAACACTTGGGCACTGACTTCCGTATCATCATGGGATGCGATGACATTCGCGCAAGTGGCTAAATCTTCCGCCGATGGGGAGCCAATATATTTCCAGCCATTAGGATGAGTCTCTCTGTCACCCATTGGCAAAAAATCTAGTCTGAGAGTGCCGTTATCCATTCCAATATCTGCTGTAATACCCGCCGCAATCAATTCATTTTGTAATTTTGGAATGTTGTAACTCATGTTTACATCTCCATTTCTACGACCATTCCATGTTGCATATTAGTTGTACCATAATCGCCGTTCCAAGTGGTTGTTCCGGTGGCGGTGCTAATCTCTAGGGATTGAATGTAGTGATAACCAGCAGAGGGATACCCCGCATATTTGGTTGTTACTTCACATTGTCCTGTCGCTGTATGAGCACCATACACTTGTGCGCTATTTGCCGATGTCGAGTCGATTCCGACACCATTAGCCGCCGTTGCTCCACTGGCGTTATAAAATGAGCCTGTGATTAACGCCCTGACAAGAGTCTCGCTTACCCCTATCACGCATTCCACACGGCCGACTCCGACAGTCGTACTGGCATTTGTTGCTCTCCAGGTCGCCGTGGTATAAGCCCAGGTATTTGTGGTATCGTGGCACTCAAGGAACCGCAAAACACGGTTGTACATATTCCACAGGAAGCGCGAGCTCTCGGAGTCTTCTGTCCGGCCGCTTGTGCCAGTAGTTCGGCCTGTGCCAAGGTAGAGCCGCGTCGCATCACCTGACTTATAGTATCGACCATCATTCGCAATGGCGATAGCCGTGGCCCTTGTCGTGTCATTGGTCCAGTTTAGAGTCTCGAGTGCCAGTGTCCCGTTATTATCATAAGCAAATATATCAAAGGGAGTCGTAGTCGTCGCCGGAACCGAGACGCTCGTCTCACTGAATGTCAACCATGTCCCGTTGATATTGATCGTGTTTCCGACATAGGGGGTATAGTAGATCGTGGTCGCTGCCGTGACATCGGCGGTCGTTACTGGAGTATTGCTCGTCATGGTTAGCCGACCGCCAGGGACAAGCGGGAGAACAATGGTGAGGGCAGGGATCCCGATCAGATAAAGATTCGAGCCGTCATATCTAAGAGAAACGATTAAGTCATCAGATACATCTAGATCATCCCCGCCCTCTAGCTGGATATTTCCGGTATTGTGCTTGAGTGTTATCGTATCTCCCGAGTCGGCGATTAGATGGGCAATATCGCCATCACTCAAGCCGTTAATTGTATCCAGGTCGTCGGCCGTGCCCGTTTCCGCCGCGATCACATAAAAGCCCTCTCCGTTGCTATTGTTGGGAGTCAATGTCACTACCCCAGTGCTAATCGTTTTCGTCCCGCCCGAGACGGCGATAGGTCTATTCGTTACTCTCAGAACGTCGACCGCCTCGGCGGTCTGTCCGGCCGCTAATGCCATAATTCATTCCTTAACTGATTGTTAAATCATAATCAAAGGTCAGATCATAAGATCCGCCTGAATTGTCGTAACTCTGGAGATAATGACAAAGCATTGTTCCAGAATCAGCGACTCCCGTCGCTTGGTCTCCAAATATTCCGCACTCTTTTATATTATATGTACATTGCGCCGCCAGGAAGAACGTACTCAATGTAATTACGGCTCCGGCGCGGGATTTCGAAGTGATGGCGAGGCGATTAGATTCCGTGGTCAAAGTCGTATCCCCTACCGCCGGGGTCGTCGTCCCAGTCCCGATAGCGTGATAAGTTAGCCCGGTCGTCACTTCTCCGATCAGCAAATCTCCGGCGAGTCCCTTTCCATCAGTAACTACCAAATTGAAAGCCACATCAGTATATTTGAGATAGCCAATTGCCCATGCTCTTTGTTGCGCCTCTCGGAATGGGATACCCCGGCCCAAGAAAAAAGGAATAACGCCAGGAGTCCAGGCTCTTAATACACTATGGCCGCGCAATATCAAAATGCCGCTTCCTTTCATTAGCTCCATACTCCAAAGCTCCAATTAAAATCATTAGCCCCGCCGCTCCAGGTATAGGGCGCGCTCGTCGCCGCCACGCTTGTACTCTCCGAAAGCGTCAAGGTCTCGAAATATTGCAGGAGCTCGTCGAGGATTTCGTCGTCGCGCCATTCCACTTTGCCTGCCATGTTGCGAGCGATTTGCGCCATCAGGTCGAAAAGGTCGGCGATATAGTCCCCGAGCTCGAGCTCGTCGACGACGTACCCGCCGCCGGGAAAGCGGCGCGTCAAGCGACGGATGAGATACAAGCCCTCGACATCTAAGGTCGAGTCGGTCAGCTTGACGATCTGGCCCGCCCTGAGCCCCGGCTCATGCACAAAGCAGGTAAAAACCGTTTTGGCCATAGCTTGTGAGGCGAGATAATATTTACCGCGGTTTTGCGCCTCGGTCTTGTCTTTGATGTCATCATCGACAATCACGCCCTCGAACCATTGACCGTAGGTATCAAACGAATCATTTGATCTGGCTCGAGTGCGTAGGGGAATCTGATAGCGAGCTGTAATTCTCCAGGCGCGATTTAAGTCAGGGGGTGCGCTGGCAAACTCGACGAATTTTTCTTTATGGCTAAATAGCACATCCTTTGCTGGACTGGCATCGTCGTCGAGGTACTTTATGCCCACGGTCTGAGCCGACCAGGACGGGGAGACATCACTCCCGGTATTCTTGTCGATAAGGATTGTTCCCGTCGTCGGCTCCCTATAAAAATAAGGTAAGTTAAAGCGTACCTGCTGATTATTGCCCTCGTATTCGTGAGTAGAGTCGCCCGATAGATAATCGGAGCCGACGACCGTAACGCGGTTTATGACCTCTTGGCCGTCGACCATTTGGCGCAGATTTGAGACGGGGTAATCGTTGGTAAGGTCCGGGGCATCGTTGAGCTCGAAAGGCGCGTCGCCGGATTGCGCCGAAAACCAGTGCAGATTTTTACTATAATCGACATACCATTCCGCCCCGACGCGGTCGGCCAGTTCGTCGAGCGCCGCTCTCACAGTCCGCCTTGCAAGCCGCAAGCGCGGGACCGTGGCGAGGTTAATTACATTTGTCGAAAAATCGAAAGCAGTCAGGTCCGGCTCGGCGTTGGAGCGGATATTCGCCAGGATTGTATTATCGGCGATGTCCTCCCATTCCTGGTTAATGATTGACTTCTCGAACACGGCCGCATAATCGAGACACTCGCAAATATAATCGACCTCAACGGCGACAGGGGTCGCCTCGTAATAGATCAGATACCCAGCGAAATAGGTCTCGGTTTCGGCATCGTTGGTGATAATGACTTCGTCCCATTCTTGAATGGTAAGAGCCGAAGCGTCGCGTAATCCAAAAACACAAGTATCAATCACGCGCCCCATTTCCTGGGTAATCTCCAGAGCAGGGAGCTCGCGGTCGGTCGGGGCCTCGCGCGGCACGTAGGCGGTAACGTCGACGGCGTTGATCTTTATTTTAAGGTCGGTCGTCGATGGATAGGGCATTATTTGACCCTCGCAAATCCTTGCCGTCGGGCTGGCTTGAAGACCTGCTCACCGATCTTGCGGCTGTCGAGATAGATATTATTGATAATTGTCTGACCCTCGCCGCCGTCATAATATCCTGGGGGGTGAATTTTGACGATCTCGTCTCTATCTAATTTCGCTTGAAAGAAAAAAGAATCGTCATAGAATCTCGAGGGGACTTTGAATTCCCCGCCGTGTTGCCATTCAGTAACGCCGAGTGATGGATCGGCCCCCCCCGCGGGGCGTCCCCCTGTTCCCGCCCAAACTTGATCGCCGCCTCCCCCGACGACCTCGCCGGGCACATAATGTTGCCTGATATATTGGTCAGTGTAGATAGTTCCACCCGAGGGTATCCCCCCGCCGATCACATCGACGTGAACCGTCACGGTCGCCGTAAGACCATCTAGCGCACTTATCATCGCCCTGACGCCTTCCAGAGTCGAGAGCGCACGCGTCAGGGGTTTGTTGAGTTGAGTATTCAGTGTGTCGCCGATAGCCTCGAGACCCGCCAAAAAATCCTCTTGGTGTACTGTCGGCAAGAGGTAAAACCGCTCCATCTTCTCGTAAGTCGGATCGAGTTTGTATTCCTTGAAAGTCTGAAAAGCGTCCCCCAGGACGTCGACGGTCTCGGGCATCTGCGCGATTCCACTCGTCGCCGCGTAGGCATTATCCTCAATGGTATCGAACTCGTCACCGATAGCCAAAAGAGTACCACGCACTTTGTCAGCCTGTAAATCCACTTGGCGTAAGGCATCGGGGTTCATGGCGACGTATGCATCGGCCGTAGCAAACCTCATCTCATCGATTGCCTGGGTCAATGACTCGTGCGCGGGGACTCCTTCGAGAATCCGGTCGAACATATCGTCATAGATGGCGTATGCCTCCTCGGCCGTGAGTGCCCCGCCCCGGATGGCAGCCGTCAAAAGGTCCTCGTATTCGACAAATAAGAGCGACGAGCGCGCCGCATCGGCGGTCCCTTCGCTGAGTAAGTCCATGAAATTAATAATGCGCTCGTATTCCGGACCCGTAGCCCCAAGGGTTTCCATTTGCTCAACAAAAGTCGCCGTCAAGGCATCTGTCATAGACGTGGTTTGAGTCCACCTATCGGCGTCGAAGGT